CCTGTGCGAGCCCCGCCATGGTGAAGCCGCCCAATTCGGCGAAAACACGTGAAGGGCTATTAATCCCGAGTTTTTCCTTGAACCAACCGACGGTTGAATCACCAATTTCGCCCATCACATTCTTAAGCTGGCCGAATCCGGCTTTCAGTCCTTTTACCAGTCCATCGATGATCATTCCGCCAAACTCGGTGAAGCGTCCGGGCAGCTCGATGCCCAGGTATTTCATGACGCCAGCGAAGGCCTTGTAGAGCATTCCGACGGGGCTGAAGTTGATCAGGGTTTTGAGTATGTCGGCGGTGCCGCCGTTGAAGCTGGCCTTGATCTCTTTCCACGTCTCGGAAAAATACTGCTTCACAGCGTCCCAATTTTCGTAGAGCAAATAGGCCGCGCCGGCAATGGCGGTGATTGCCAAGCCGATCGGGTTCAACGCCAGCGCTCGCCCGAGGATGAGCAGGGCGCGGCCCACAAATGGCAGTACCTTTCGGCCGAGTTTCCAGAGCAAACTGATCAGCCTAGGCAGGCGAATACCCAAGCTCAAAAACATCAGACGAAACGCCACGAACGGCAGCATCACGCTGGCAACTGTCACCATCAGACCGCCAAGCACTACCGCCAGCGTCGCAATAATCGCGACAGTTTTCACGATCCCGGCCGCGAGCTTCGGGTTTTCGGCGGCCCACGTTTTCACGCCACGTACGACCTCTGTTACCGACTGGACCAATGAGCGCAAAGATCCATCCTGTTGGTCCTGCAATTCGATCCCCAGGTCCTGCCAGGCACTGCCGAGCGTTGTCAGATCGCCTTTCAGGTTGTCCGCCATCACCCGCGCGGTGCGGGTGGCTTCGCCTTGGCTGGTGCGCAAACTGGCGATCAGCTTTTGCAGCTCACCGGTGCCAGCTTGTTCAACCAGCTGGGCCATGCCTTTGACGGCGTCTTCACCGGCGATGGCCTTGAGCAATCCACCTTTTTCGGCGGTGCCCAGACCTTTGGTTTTGTCATGGATCTCCTTGAGGATGTCCGGCATTTTCCGCAGATTGCCGTGAGCATCGGCGGTGTGGATTTTCAGTTGGGCCAGCGCTTTCTCAGCGGCTTTCGGCGGGGCTGCCAGACGGTTCATGATCGAACTCAATGCGGTGCCGCCCATGCTGCCTTGCAGACCTGCATCGCCTAATTTGCCCGCCATCGCGGCCGCCGTTTCCAGCTCAACACCGTAAGTTTTCGCCATCGGCGCGGCGTATTTCATCGTCTCGCCGAGCATCTGCAAGTTGGTGTTGGAGCGGGTGAACGTACCCACCAGCACATCGCCCAGTTTGCTCATGTGCGCGGCCTCCATACCGAGCCCGGAGAGAACGTTCGACGCGATATCGGCGGTCAGAGCGAGATCTGTGCCACCGGCTGATGCGAGGTCGAGCATGCCGGGCATGGCCGCTCTGATTGCTTTCGGTTCGAAGCCGGCCATGCCCAGAAAACCCTGTGCATCAGCAGCTTGACCGGCCGTGAACTGCGTTGACCCGCCCAGGCTCCGAGCTTGCTTGCGCAACGCCGTCAGCTCGGCGGAAGAGTGATCGAGCCGAGTGATGGCTTGCACCTTGCTCATGCTGGCGTCGAAGTCGATTCCCGGCATGATCGTCTTCGCGCCGGCGTACAGAGCTGCGCCACCACTGGCAGTGGCGACGGCGCCTTTTTCAGCGAGGGAGCGGGTGACGTTCCGTTGGTTTTCCAATGCGACGCGTTCGGCTGCCAGCCTTCGCTGTTGAGCACCCAACGCCGCCAATCGCCGGGTTTGCTCAGCAATGCTTTGATTGGCGACGTCGGTGTGTTCACGCAATCGGCGTTCATGCTGGCTCAGGTCTTTGGTGTGAATACCGGCGTCGTGCAGCCGAGTGCGCAAGCGTTGCAGGTGTTCGCTTTGATGCTGATGCTGTTGCTTGAGCCGTTGTGCTTCGTGCACGGCATTGCGAAAGTCCTGCGTCATGGCCTTGGTGGGAACGCCGGTTGAAGCGAACTGCTGGCTCAGGGTTTTGACCTTGTCGCGCGCAGCGCTGAGTGCCTGAGCGGTCGCATGTGCAGCCGCCCGCTGCGAACGCCATGCGCTGACATCTTTCTGCTGGGCGTTGAGTGCCTTCAGGCGCTCACGGGCCTCTTTCAAAGCACGGGCCGCACCGATGCTGCCGCTATTGATGGCCTTGAGTGGGCGCGTGGCTTGATCGATCGCGCTCAGCAACACCCTCAGTTTCAGATCATTCGCCATCGGCGACACTCCGCAACCTGGCGCGCTCGCGCCATTCCATCAGCTCCTGCAGGCCCAGCGAACCCATGTCCGCCGGCGCCCAGTGAAAGACCACGGCCAGGTCAGCCATGGCGTCCTCTACGCAACGAGGCAGACATCCGTCTTCACCGACTTCTGCAACAAAAAACCGGAGATCTTGCTGCCGCACGCCAGAAGGTCCGCCGGATCCATTCCCGCCGCCTCGGGTGCGGTAATGCTGGGCGACGTGATGCGCGGTAGCAGTTTGATCAGGGTTCCGACATCCATGTTCAGCAGCTCGACCAATTGAAGGCCGCGCAGCTCGCCGGACTGCGGCTTACGCAACGTGAGCGAATCGATTGTGGTTTTGCCGCGAGTAATCGGGCTGTCGAGCGTGACGGTGTTGTCGTCCGGCAATGTGATTTCGACTGATTCAATGTTCTGCATGGGAAGTATCCACAGGGCTAGGGAAAGTCAGAGACCGAGGGCGGCGCGTTGCTTTTCGAGCATGTCCACACCGCTCACTTTCTCAATGAAATTCAGCAGGTCGACCTCGATGATGTCCTCGTTATCGACGACGAGCTTGTAGTAGGAACAAGTGGTGGTGATGCTGTGTTCGGTGTCTTCGCCGGGTTGGGCTTCGCCCATTTCGATGGTTTCGTGACGGCCGCGCATGACCACTTCCACGGCGCTGACGTCGCCAGTGTCGTCCCGCTGAAACGCGCCGGAAAAACGCAGCGCAACACCTGAAGCATTCACCGCACCGAACTGACGTAGAGAAATCAGATCCAGTCCGCCGGTCTTCCATTCGAACTGGATACCGTCATCGGAGAAACCCAGGTCAGCCTTGACCGGGCCGTTCATGCCACCGCCGCGATAGCTTTCCATCTTGCGACCGAGCGGGGGCAGGGTGACGTCTTGACCACGCCCACGTAACTGTTGGCATCGTTGAACAGGTTGAGGTTTTTCAGTTTGCGCGGCAGGGCCATGGCGCCGTTCTCCGGTTAGCGGTTGATCTGGCTGGCGAAGGTGATGAGGTAACGGTCGGTGATGCGCTGGCGCAGGGTCAGGTCTTCCAGCGGCGGGATCGGTGTGTAGTCGTAATCGAGCCAGAGCTTGCCGGCCTTGAGCGTGTCTTTGGTGTTGATGTCTTCGGGATACCAGCAGCCTCCGCCGACCAGATAGCCGCCAGCGATTTTGGTACGAAACTCGGCGTTTACTGACTCGATCATGTCGCGCACCAGCGACGCGTGCAGCGGCTTGTCCATTGCCCACATCTGCGCGCCGGCCATGGTGTCAGCCAGCACTTGCGCGGTGCGTGTGTAACTCTCGAAAGCGAACAACGGGTCGTCGCTGCAAGTGCGGCTACCCCAGAAGCGAAAGCCACCTTCGTTGATCAGCGTGGTGACGTCGTGGCTGTTGAGGTAGTTGGCGTCGGTGGCCGGGTTTTGCAGGTCCCAGAACACGTCGGCGTTGATGCCGGTAACCCCGTTGACGGTCACGTTGGACAGGGTTTTGTGCCAGCCAACTTGCTGATCGATCTTGGCGCGCAAACCGAGTGCGTTGGCCACGGCGCTGGCAGTGGTGGTCTTGTTGGTGGCGGTGCTCCAGCTCTGAAAGTCAGGCCAGATAACCATCACTTCCCGAGCACCGAAATGGCGGCGGTAGGCAACGGCTTCTTCTTTGGTTTGGCAGCCCCAGGCGCTGACATAGGCAAAAGCTCGCAGTTGCTGGGCGATAGAGGTGAGGGCGGTGGCGACAGGCAATGAATCGAGGCCCGGCACGCCCAAAATACGAGGCACCAAGCCCAGCCGTGACTTGGCGGCGAGTAAGGCTTTCATGCCGGTGTATTTACCGGTTTCCGTGGTAGTGCCGATCAAGGCGCTCGCGGTTGCCGATTCGTCCTCACCTTCTTTCACGCGCACAACGATGACGTAAGGTTTTGTCTGGTCGGAGATGGCTTGCAGGCTGGTGGCGAGAGTGCCTTTCACGCCGGCCTTGCCAATGGCTGTCTGAATGCTGCTGACGAGTACAGGCGTATCCAGCGGGAAGGTCGCCGCATCGGCATCATCGGCGGTGCAGACCATGCCGATGACAGCCGTCGGAATGGTGCGAATCGGGCGAGAGCCATCGTTGAGTTCGATGACTCGCACGCCGTGTAGATAATCGGACATGGTTAATCTGCGTGGTGAGAGAAGACACCACACAGGCTGCCGCGCTTATCAAAAGCTGACGAGGCGCGGCAGTTGTATCGAGCAGGTCAACAAGGTGCGACTGGCAATTGCAACTGATTCAGGGTGTACCTGCGGTTGGAGGAACGGGCCACTCCATGCTGATGGGAAACCCAGTGCTTTGCTCAATTCGATTGAGTTCGACGCAATAACGCATCCAGCCCATTAGAGCCGTTTGTTCGTCCGGCGTTATCAACTGCAGTTGCTCTGCATACTGCAGCGGGGCGATGCGCAGCTGGGCGTG